TCTCGAACGGAGTGCATTTAAATTATTAATTAAACATTTCCATGTTTGCTGAATTGATTCTTTTTTTCCATTGTCTGTATCGCCACTGAATCTCCAAGATAATTCTTTAATTTCACTTAATGTTACGTCAATTTTCTTTTTATCACATACTTTTTGTATGAATTGCGCCATTTCTTCATTGTTAGATAAATCTTGAATCTTCTCAAAACCATATTCTGTAACAGAAACAATATTTCCAGCAACTTTTCCAGCATTCTTAAAATGACTTAATAATTCTCTTCCATAGTTCCTTACTTTCGGTGATAATAGTGGTACTATATAACCAACAAATAGAATATAAAGACCATTATTTGATAGATCTTCGCAATCAAGAACGCTATCCCATGAATTGGAGGAGTACTCAGTAATATTTTCCATTTTAATAAAAGATTAATTCATTTTCTTAAATATTAATAGATTCAATATATATGTCAGAAGAATAATATGAATAATAAATATTAATTTGGAGATTCTTTGAAGTGAACGATCCATATTATTTTTTTGTTTCATAATTCGCGAATTTAAGATATATGAAATTGCTAAAAAGATCATACCCATGGATAAAATAATCCTCCGCGCGGATGTTCCTGATTTTGTCTTAACATATGTTAATGAAACAAATGATAAAGTTATAAAAAGACCAACATTCCTTAATGACGTATGAAATAATGCTTCATCCATTATACTATAGTCAAATATTAAAAGTTAATTCATTTAAAAAATTTTCTAGAATAAATGAAATGGAGGATGATCAATTATTACTATCATTGATGCAAGTGTTTATTGCGCAAATGGATTCTGCTCTTAAAATATCAAACATAATTTCAGAACACTCTAATGAAGAAGAAATGTCTCCAGATTCTTTAGTTACTGGTTTAGTTTATCGTTTAATGATATCTATGGATGATAAAGAAATGAAAGAATCAATGGAAAAAGCAGACCAAATACTTCATGAAGAAGATAGTGGAAATTCTGGTAGTGATGAAGAACAAGAAGAAGTAAAAAACGAAGAAGAAGAAAATAGAATATCGAGAAATATAAAGAAGAATACGTGTAATTGTAATATTTGCGCAAAAGCACGGGCATGTCTCTTAAATTATCCTTCCTATGAAGTTTCAGATCAATTAGCACAAAAATTTAAAGACGCGATAGATAATACTTGTACTATTCATAAATTAAATATAGTATAATATTATAAATATGGTCAATTGTTCTGCTGATTTTAACTGTTCAACCCACGCTAAAAACTTACACCCAAACCCAAGTTCAAAAGCATGTAGCGGAGATACATGTACTGCAGATGAATGTTGTACTGTAGTTCCACCAACATGTGTTGGTTTTGATTGTTCAAACCATGTGAAAGATCTACATGCATCCCCGGGTACTGTTACATGCAGTGGTGCGACATGTACAGAAACAGAATGCTGTACTAAAGCAGTTACTCAAGGTACTGGTTCCAGTTCTGGTTCTGGTTCCAGTTCTGGTTCTGGTTACAGTTCTGGTTCTGGTTCTGGTTCCTCCAGTTCTGGTTCTGGTTCTGGTTCTGGTTCTGGTTCCTCCAGTTCTGGTTCTGGTTCAAATAGTCAATTAATTGCAGATGTTAGCAAATTAAAAGTAGACGTTCAAAAACTAAAAGATGATGTTCAAGGACTCAAAGGTGAAGAAGACACCTCTTCTTTCTGGGACTTTTTCGGTGGAGATGATGAAGAAGAGGAGAGTGTTGTTGAAAGCTTTGTCAACAATAATAACAATCTATTCTTCATGATTGCGATTGCCATTCTACTCTATTTTCTTCTTGTCAACAAAAAATAAATTTGATTGAATATTAAAAATTAAACATAAAACATAACAAAAGATGGAAGGACTACAATTATGTAAAGGGGGGTGTAAGCAGTTATTACCTAGAGAAAATTTCGGTATGAATGAAAAGACAAATAAAGAATATAAACAATGTATCGAATGTCGAGAGAAGAAAAAAAAAGATAAACTTACTTATGAAGAAAATATAACAGTTAATAACAATAAAACTAACGAAGAAATGGAGGATAAAAAGAAAAGAGAAAATCGCCCAACTATTAGTCTACAAAAACAACAGATTATTCTAAAGGAACAAAATTATAAATGCCGGGGTCCAGGAAAATATGATAATGAAGAATACGAATGTGATATGAATGCAAATGGAAAACGATTTTGTGATAAAAAATCTTCCGAACCACAATATGATCATATTTTAAGGTGGAAAGAAGGTGGTAATGGATTAGAAAATATTCAAGCACTTTGTGCCAGTTGTCATTTAATGAAAACTAGTATGGAAAATATTATGAATGAATCAAGTGATTGTGCTTCAGAAAGAGTAAAAATAGTCCTACAGTCATTAACAAAACCAAAATATCAGAACAAAAATGTTGATTCATCAGATTCAGATGATGATTATAGTGAAATATTAACACACCACCGTTTACGGAAATAATACAATATTCGTTCTTTTAAAATTATTTTTATTAATGGTAAATAACAAATGTTATCTATTGTATGTACTGGTGAAAGTAATAGTACTTTAAATAAATGGCTCGATTATTACTTTCGTATAGGGATACGTTATATTTTTTATATGGGATTACGTTGTCCAAATAAAAAAATGATACATATTCCTTCAAAAAAGAAAACTATAAAAGAAGATGATATCTTTAAATATATGAAAAAAAATCATCGTCATCGCGCAGTAAAATGCTATATTCATTTAAAAATCGGTGATTACTTAAAAATTACCCCTGTTCCCTCACATCGCGATAATAGATATTATGATTATTTTCATTGGTGTAAAGAAAATACTTCAATAAATATAAAAGCATACGATAATAAACCAAGACTATGTCGTTCTATTCTCGATAAAAGGACACCCGTTGGATGTATCCCAAATATATCAGTACAACTGAAAATGCCTGTAATAGACCGTTCAAGAATATGTCTAAAAGATTTAAGCGATTATAAATTAGATAGTTCTCTTTTTTCTGTAGAAATGATTGATGATGAAATTGATATATTTGATGCCAATGAAATATTCAAAAAAAATGGCTTTGTAATCGTAAAAAATGCAATACCTACAGATGTAATGGAACAAGTAGCAAATCGCGCAAATAGTATTATTCATGAATATCGGAAAGAGATAGTTCAATACTATAAGGATGGTACTTCATTTGATGTTAATGATAAAGCAACGGAAATATCATGTCGCCCTGGGAGTCGTATCATGATAAAAACATCTACGACAAAACCATTTACTGATTCTGAATTAATCGCAAATGAAGAATTAATTGAATTAATAAAACTTAACTTAGATGGAGAAAGGATTGAAATAGGTACAATGGCTGCTATCTCTGCATTACCAAAAACAGATTATCAACATTGGCATAGAGATGTTCCAATTATTTTTCCAAATCTACAAAAAAAGATGCAATTACCAGCACAGGGACTAATTATGGTTGCGGGAGTTGAGGATGTACCACTCGAAAAAGGACCTACTAATTTTATCCCTTCATCGAATGTCCTCGATACACCAATGAATAGTATATCTATAGGTAATTGGATTATGGATGATGTTTCATGTGAAGTCAATGGTTATTGTGCACCAGAACTTAAACGAGGGGATGTTCTAATGTTTGACCTGCGGACACTTCATAGGGGTGGAAATAATAGTAGTGATGATTGGAGAACAATCATGTATATTACCTACGTAAATGAATGGTACATTGATCGAATTAACTTCAATACCAAACAGACAAAAGAATTTGATGAAATTGAAGAAGAAAGTCAATTATTATTATCCCGTATTGACCATGAGACCTACATTCAAAAATTAGAGGATAATTGTAATGATAATGGGATAGAAATATCTGAATCAAACTATGAACATGGTGGAAGACATGAGTTGGTTAATTAATTAATTAATTAACTAGTTCATACGCTTTTTGAACATATGTATTTGCTAATACCTCTAATGCCGGATATTTAACATTTGGGAAATTAATGTATAAACCGGCAATATCAGATTCAATTTCATTCACAAAATAATTAGTCGGTTGATGTTGATTATTTTTTTTACAACAAGCAAAATCGATACGAATTAATGCTGGTAATGTTTTCTTCTTGTTAAATGATATTTTCGGTAGTACTTCAACCACTTTTTTTCCAATCTTTTCACATTGTTGTAACACTTTGGGATCAACCACTTCCTTCACCACATATTCTTCATCTGGAGAAGTTGCACCAGGTGTATTTACAGCATATGATAACCTACCATCAATCCAGAATGTTTTTATTTCACCATATGTTGAAAATCCATCAATTTTTTCTTGAACTAAGTATTCGTCATAATATTTATTTTCTTCATCAAAATAAACTTGAAGAATCGAAGGATCCTGAACACATTCTTTTGTAGTAAATATACCAAGACCATATGCGATTGTCCCTCCAATCGGTTTAATAATAAAATCCTTCCATTTCCTATCTTTTACCTTTTTAATTAGCGTTTGAATTGAAATGTTCTTTTTAACAAATAGTGTTGGTGAAATAGGGATTTTATTCTTTTGGAGTAATTGTAAATACTCTTTTTTACTCCATAGGAGTGATAAAAATGGATAGGATGGAAATACTTTGTTGGTTTTTAATTTATACATTTTATCCAATTTTTCTAAACCTTTTTGTCCGGAAAACTTCTTTACGTGAGGGTCATCATTAATAGCATTAATAATATCATAACCAATAATAAAATTAATATCATTCTTTTTTAAACGTTGATTTGTTAACTCTTTTGGTGTGATGATGTCCACTTGAAAACCTACAAATTTTTCCTTCATAAGAAATGCTAATGCAATATCTGTATGGACATTTCCATTTTCATAATATTTTTTAGGAACTAATTTATTAATATCTTTATTCAATGATATCTCATCATCCTTACCTGTAATTATTCCTATTCTCATATATATATATATCAATATTTAATAAATAATAATAGTTAATAATTAAAGAATAATTATTAACTATTATTAATTAGAACTATGCAAAGAAAAAGAGAACAAAGTTTTTTAGAATTAAATAATGAATATCTTTTAATGTACATGGGATTTTTAAAAGAAGAAAGGGTCTGGGAAAGTACAGGACAATACTGGTTAGCAAAAGAAACAAGTATTCGAGCTAAAGCGCTTCTTAATGGTAATGTAGAAGAGGCTCTAAAACCAATTCGTAGTGAAAAATTATTCTTTCACAAACATAAACATAGTTTTGTATAATTTATTCTTCCTTTTCTTTTTCCTTTTTTATATTCTTTTCCTTTTTTCCCCTTAAAAAGTCACGTTGTTCATATTGTTCATCATAGGGAATACGAAAAAAAGAAGGAGGGGGTCTAATATTCTTTAAACTGATATTTTTTTGTTTACTAATGTGGTTTGCAAATAATCTTTGAAATAGTCTCATATGATACTTTATAATATTGTTAGTTTTAAATTTATTTCGTTTCGAGTTGTTGAATCTTTTCTTTCAGTTTTTTTATTTCATTTCTTTGTTCAATTATTTTCTTTTTATAGACCCTTAAAATCTTTCGGTCATTACTATCCATTCTATTATCTTTAGGGTTAATATTTTTCTTTTGAAATGAATCTCCACCTTGAAGATTATATAATTTTAATTCAGCATACTCCATATTCTTTTAATATATAAAAACATATTTATTATATATAGGAAACATGGAAGAATCAATCACTCGACTATTCATTGCATCATCTGAATTATTTTCAAACTTTCAAGTTAATATTTCATTGTATGATATTTCAACCATCGAAGACATTATTGTACTTTTTAAAGAAGAACTTAATAGCGTTTTAAAAAAAAATAATTTAACAAATCTTGTGAATAAATTAAATGTGACTAATTTTCACATTCATTCATATTCAATTGAAGACATTTTGACTTCGAATCCAGAGGATGTTTTCTATATTTGTGATCATTGTTAAATATATCATTGAAACAGCGTAGAAACTTTTCAGCAGAAGGTCTTTTTTTATAATTTAATGCAATCGAAGATCGTAACAACTTACCAAACGCTTTATTATTTGCTTCGATTTTCCGTAATCCAGCAAGTGCTTCTCTTCGACAACCTTGAAAATCTTCCTCCTCAATCCAAATATCACCATTCCATACTTCGATAATCGTAATCCCCATCGAGTAAATATCAGATAAATAACACATAGTATTATCATCTTGTTCAGGGGCGCGATATCCAACTGTACCACATTTATAAACAATGTCAATTAAATCATCTGTATCAGTAAAATACGCCATTCCAAAATCAATCAATTTAACTGACTGTTTCTTTAGTTTGTAATGGAGAACCATATTATTTGTTTTAATATCTCCATGAATAATACCTTTCGTATGTAATTCTTGAATACCTTTTACTATAGAACGTGTAATCTTTATTTTTTGTGATTCATGTAATTCATATCCCCAGTGAATATTATCTTCTTTATTGTAATAGATGTAATTATTCTTAGGTGAAGGAATATATTGATTACGTATCCAATACAAAGTAGACCATTTGGCAACATTCTGAATATAATCATATAGGTCACCATGTGAAACTAAATACTCCATAAGTATTAGAATATCATATGATGTATCCTTTTGAATATAACCAACTCCATGGACTTGGACAGAATATTTTGTCTCCTTCAAATGTTCAGCTATCTTTAATTCATGACCTAAATCTTGATCATCACTCGCATTTTTGTATACTTTTGCTGCATATTTATTATTATTCATCTTAACACAATAGACACTGGCATTCCCTCCTTTTCCTAATAACTTACCGTATCGAATCCCCTTACAATTAAATAAAGGAAATGGACAATCTATACAGAATTTGTTGAAATTAAACATGGTTTATTACTTTAAAAAAATAAACCATTCAAATTTAAAAAAAATTATTCATTAATTATTCATTATTTAATTATTCATTATTTAATTATTCATTATTTAATAACTTCACTCACTCTCACTCACCACTTCCTTCTCTCCACCATCCTTTTCACTTTGTGATGCCTCAAAAGCATCCTTTGCTTTCTTACTCCAAACCTTCTTTTCATCCTTACTTACCTTTGCCCACTCCTCACTTTGGATAGCAAGGAACCCCTTACTTCCATCATCTAGTTCCTTGACCATGGCATTGATCTTATCCTTGTTCTGTTGTCCAAAGTAGGTATATCCTGAAAGGGGGCGTACCTTCTTCACCTTCTTTTCCTTCTTTACCTTCTCACCCGGTTGATAATCACCCCAAAGTTCTTGCATAATGACTTCGAGGTTGAGGTCATCTGATCCCATGACCTTTCCATCGAACTTCTCAACAAGGATTGAAGCAATCTGTGAGGTGAACTCGTGAGCACCATCCATAACCTTCATGTTTGCCATTTCTTTTTCTTGTTTACTTTTTTTCTTTTCTTTGCTCTTTTTTAATTGTATGGTATTCCTTGAATCAAAAGTTTCAAATTTTGGGTGTACGATTACTGTCCCTTGTTCATTAAACTGAGTATGGTTCTTATCCTTATAAATATAGGAACCATTCAACTCCTCTTTCCTTATGTAGAGTTCATCATGTGATATATCAAGGTCACTCATTTTATTGTAGAGGATAATAAAAACTAAGTTTCAATTTTAAAAATATTTCTTACATTTCTTTTTAATATCCGTAGGAGGTTTAAATCCTCTCTTTTTATAAATACTTGATATACAGATAGGATACTCAAGACCCTCTTCATATTCTTTCGAGTACTTTAACTTCTTAATACATTTGCAGTAATTAATGAATAAAGCATGATTAAGTTGTTGTTTCTCTTTTTTTGTCATTCTTTTTTTTGTTCGTTTCTTACGAATTAAGTTTGTATATCTTTTCTTTCCAATTGTCCTCGTCTTTCGAATACTTCTTCTATTCTTCCGAACCATTATAACTAAAAAAATATTTTATTTCTAATGCTAATGA